AAGCCGTATTCGTTTTGCACACGGACGCGCACCGTGTAGCTGCCATCGGCCAGATAAAATGGGGCTTTCCACGTCTTCCCGGTTCCAAAGCGCGTGCCGGAGGCATAGACGCCGTCGATTTCGACTTGGTAGGCTTGCTGTTCATCCGACTGCCAACGGATCTCCGGGCGCGGCTCTGTGGACACGATAGACACGGGTGGTGTTGCAGGGGCGGCCAGCACAATAAACTGTGTGGCAGAGCTCCATGCGCCCGCAGCACCCTTGGAATTGTACGTCCGCACGCGCCAGTATTTTGTGCCGGAGGTAAACGTCCCGGCAGGAGCCGTCCATGTGTTGGCTGCACCGGTGACGGTTGCCAGCGCCGTCCATGTGCTGCCGTCCTTGCTCTGCTGCAATTCGGCCTTCGTTTGGGCCGTGCCGGTCGAAATGACATGTTCCCATTTGAATACGTTGTCGGACGATCCGTCGAGGACTGCCCGGTCAGGAGCAACCGCAACGGCTGTGGATTCCACATCGGTCAGCGAGAGCGTCATCCAATCGGAGGTCGTGGTGACGCCGCTGTTCGCGGTCACGCTGAGCTGCCACTGGATGCTGTCGCCGGAAAAAGTATTTGCCGGGATGGTGATGGAGGTGGCCGTGCCGGGCACGTCGATTTCTTTGACCGTGTCGGATGCAGATTTGCGCCAGCGGAACTTTGCAGACGTGCGAGAAATCTCCGCATAGCAGGTTCCGCTTGCAGCTTCTTTCCATGAAAATACATTGCTGTTTGCAGCAACAATTGACCCGTTCGATGGTGCAGCATTAGATATTGTTAGTCCAATAATTTCATCGCCAATACTGACCTCCAAGTAAGGAGGGTTCGCGCTTCTCGATGATTGCACTGCATACCATGATGAGACATCGGTCATCAAACCACATCTCAAAATTTTAGAAAAACTATTAAATGCATCAACCCATGATTTTGAATCATATCCGGTTTTATACAAATACAGGGAATAACTACTGCCGCCTATACGCCCGGGTGCATTTTGGTAATTTAATGTGCTAGCATCGAATGATTTGCTTATCGGATCAACGCTTCCGACGGTCTCGGTGTGAGCGGGAGAATACAGCGAGCGATAGTACAGATACGATACGATTGTTTCAACCTTCTGAAATTGATATGCGGCAGGAATTGGCTGAAATGAGACATACATTTTGTAAAATGCTCTGTTATTAAGCGCATCAGATGAATATTCTGTCTCTGTGTTAAAGGTAGTCGTTGGTTGAGAATACAGTGTTGCCGCAGACTGCACCGCTTGGAGCGTTAGCGTTGTACTCATCCCGTTGCACCTCCCATCCGAACCACTCTGCGGCGCTCCTGTTTATAGCCCATATTAGCCGCCTCCCATTCTGCTGGTTCTGCGCTGATTTTGCGCGATGTTTACCACATCGTTAAATTGCTGCACGTTTGACGAATCAATGTTGATGTTGTAATTATTCGTCGTGGAATTGCTCGCCGAGTAAGGCACATACTTCCCGGTTCCAGCCTCAATATAACCGCCCGTTCCAGTCCATCCGCCTGCGGATTCACTATAAGACGTGCTCTTGAGCGTGTCTCCATAGACAACCTTCTGATAGGTAGATAACTGGCCCTTCGAAACATTCATACCGAGTGCCGTGCCAATCCGGTTGAAATCCCATGTAAAAATACCGGCTACGACGTTCGCAGCATCAGCAATTAACGCAAGCACTTTTGCGACAGGATCAAGAGCAGCTTTCAATGCTGGGAGGAATGTTACGATCAGATCTGCGAGCGGATCGAGCAACCCAACCGCAATTTCAAGGATCGATCCGATTGCCTCAATGAGGCCAGAATCGTCAAGGGCCTTTGAGACTTTATCGATAAACTGCATGCCTGCATCCATAACCTTTATGAATGTTGGGGTCAGTTTATCGAGGAAATTGTTTTTCAGTTCTTGGAACTTCTCGCCGAGTTTCGCGGTCGATTCCTGCAGCTTCACCTGATTTTCGCGTGATTTGATTACCTGCTCGTTATTTTTGTAGAAAGAATCCGCCGCATCGGAATATGTACCGGAAAGGGTATTCATGATCAAGCTGTTCCGCTCCGCCTCGCCGGAGCAATTCGCAAGTGATTCATTGAAGTCATCCTCGGAAATACCAGCCCAGTTCAACGCATCCGCCAGAACGCCCGTAACCTGTCCAACCTTTGCCGTCTCGTTTGCGGCCTCAATAAGTCCGTTGATGGGCAGCGAATCACCGAACGTGCCGTTTACACCAGCGGCGATATTCGTCCACGTTGCGAAATCTTCTTGGTTGCGTGCCAGTTTCGCCATGAGCTGCGCTGTTTCTGTGGCGGTATCCGTGTCACCGAGGATTTTGTAAAGGCCAGTGTAAGCCGCCTGTGCCGTCTCAGCACTATATCCGGCAGTTTCAAAGGCGGCGTTCAGTTTGCCCTGTGCAACACGATATTCCTCCGTCGCATCGATAACCTTACTAATTCCAGCGATGACCGCAGTCGTGGCTGCTGCTGCAACAGCAAACCCCTTCGCCGCAGTTTTCGCCGCTTTCCCGACATTATCCTTCCACGACGACACTTTCTTCTTCGCGGAATCCATCCCATCATCCACGCCGGATGAATCCGCAGTGATCTTCACCACAATATCCAGTAAATTCATTCTTCCACCACCAATCCACACCGCCGCACAATATCAGTTGTAATTTCCTCGCAAGAGCGTGTGTCTTCTTTCTTCGGACGCAATATTTCATCAAGATCCGACTGCATATACCGTCCGCCCACAAGTTTTGCAGTGTTCTCTGTTAAAACTCTGGCACAGCGCGACATATAATCATCAAACAACCACTTTTCCCTCCGCTGCCGAATCAAAACGGGCAGGAGTCGAATGAGTGCGGGCGCTGAAATTTTCGGCGCATCCAGAAGGGAGAGTGTTACTCTTTCCCCTCCGATACGCACGATGAGAAAAAATCAATGAGTTCCTTGTCCTGCGCGATCTCCCGGATTTGCCGCAGCGTCTCCACGATCTTCTGCTCCCGGATGTCATCGACATTTTTTTCGTTCAAAACTGCAAGGATGCCGAACACGTCTTCTCTATGGTTTTTCAGAAGCATCGGCACCCACTGGCTGACGCGATTTGCCGCCATTGCATATTTCTCTGCAACGGTTTTCGCTTCCTTTGTGTTGAGTTTCAGGGATGTGATGACATCCTCGTCGCTCGTGATATTGAGCAGGAAAACGGAAATCTCGCACAGCACATCCGCCGCGCGATCCGTACTCAGTTCAGAAAGTTTCATGTTTCCTCCTTATGCGTCCGCCTCGCCAGCTTTGATGTAGATTTCATACGGAACTTTGGTCTGCTCCGCCATCGCGAAGTGTGCCGTGTACTCAAACGCAAACTGGCCCTTTGCCTTGTCGCTGGTTTTCATCTGGAATCCGCCGGTAGAGAGTGCGTTCATCATGTGGATTGCGATGAAGCCGCCCTTCTGCTCGCCGTTTTTGTCAGAATAGTCACCGACGATCCAAAGATCATCGAAATCAGAATCGGCCAAATCAAGGCGCGGAACGATCTTCGTAGAATCCTGTGCGTCAATGTCCGCCGTAGCAATCAGAGACTTCGCAACGGCGGTGGACATGGTGACAAACGTGCCGCTGGCCTTCGCCTCAATGGATTCCTGGCGCTTCAGTTCCTTCATATTCTTGGGGCAGTTGTCAACGTCATCACCATAATCGGAAAACGTCGGCGTAGCGGTGAACGTGACACCTCCGGTTGTCGCGCCGAGCTGGTCAGCGGCTTTGAACGTGCCAGAAGCCGGGGTGAAATCTTTCAGAATGATGCCCGCATTGATCTGAAGCTGTTTGAACGTATCGGCGGGGATCTTCGTAAACTTTGCCATATAAAATCAGTCCTTTCAGTTGGGTGTGATAAATTCGGCGGTGATATTGAGATACCGCCGTTTTACGTTTGGTTCAGAATCGTCTTTAATCGCCTGGCACCACGGAGTGCCACGTTTCAGCCAAATCGCGCCCTCGTCACATGAGACAAATACGCCGCCCATTCCGATAGCGTCCGCAATCTCCTGTGCCTTTGCATTTGGGGTAGCTTCGCTCTCGGTGTAATACCAGAGGTTTACCGTGATTGATGCTTCTCCGCTGTCCCACGCTCCGAGAATAAGATCATAGGTCAACCACGGAAAAACGGCGTCCCCCGGCACGGAGGACGCCGGATAGGCGGGGAGAAACTGGCCGAACCATGCGTGTAATGCTTTATCTTTCGTCATGCCGGTAACTCTTTCCTTTCCGCCGTAAAATATTTTAGAGTGAAACTTGCGGAACGTGGCGCTTGCTTTTCTTCCGGGTTTGACGTTACTCTGTATGTCGTACCGGTTTCTGTGTCCCGGAAATAGTCGCCGTACTCAATCGGCACAGCCTTGTCAACGAGCGCCGAGTAGACGCTTGTAACGCCCTCTTTCTCTGCACGACGGGCCTGCATGGACGTGTCCAGCGCTTGATAGTTCGAAAACGCCGCGCCCTCCGTCCATGTGGTAACATATCCACCAGCACCGTCCGGCTCCCTGTGTTTCTCCATGAGCACGCAAGGGCGGGCGAAATCATTCAAAAGGCTCATAATTTCCTCCACTGATTCAATCTGCCGCGGAACGCGCTCTGCCACGTCACTGCGCCGCCAGTTTTTTCATCCGTCGCCCGTGAGTAAGAATACCCGCCGAACGATTCCGAGCTATACGGTGACGCTGCTGTGTCGCCGTTCTTGTCCTGCCATGCCTCGATTTCTGCGTCAAGGGCCAAGACGGACGGCGGTATTGCAAGTGCCCACACAGCGCCGTCAAACGCCTCGTCCGTTAACCCATAGGCTGGGTATTGATGCACACCGTCGTTGTACGTCGAGCCAAGAATCCTAAAATACTGTCCTTCCCGAAGAAAAGGAAGCGCAATACTGCCATTTTCTACGGTGAAGGTTCCGGCATACCGTTCACGGTCAAACCAATTCCTCAAATGTCCGCATAATTCTGTCAGCATTGCGCCCCTCCTAAATTACTTTACGGTAACGGTTGCGTTGCCGGATTTCAGCGCGTGGAAGTTGCCATCGCACTCAACAACAGTGACCTTGTGGCCGCTCGTGATGGTGAGATCGGACTTTCCATCCCAGTCATTCCAGCTCTGCACGTTCTCTCCGTATACAACGATGGGAGCCGTGGTTTCCGCCGACTTATACTTGTACTTGTTGCCCTTTGCGGACTTCGCCGGGGAAACAGTCAGCTTTGTGTCGCCGGTAGCGGTGCCAGCTGCGGACGTCACAGTCAGCGCGCCAAGTGTACCGTTGTCGATCGAGCCGACAACAACACCATCAAGGCGCTCTGCAAACAGCACCATACCATTGACGACCGTGTCAGATGCGGTCATGTTGGTGTAGTCCGGCTGCTCATGAATACCGATATAGCCGGTCGCGTCGGAAGTAAACGCAAACGCTTCGTTGAGGTCGGCACCATTGACCGGGATGTAGTAGAGGACGATGTTGTCCTTCGCGGTGGCGTAAATCTTGCCCTTCGGAACACTGGAATTGAGGATCACAGTACCGAGGCCAAGGAAATTCTCGACGTAGGTCATGCCGAACGCAGTCTGCAGCGTGATGTTCGCACTCGCCAGATAGTCAGCAACATCCAGCGGATTGAGGAAGTAGACCGCGCCGATCTCGTCATCCTCAAAGAGAACCTGAAGGTTGCCCCACGCCTGTGCAAGCACGCTCTGAAAGTCCTTGCCGGACACGGCGCCAGTTCCAGTCGCAAGGAAATCGAAGAAGCTCTTGCGGATGCTGCGCTGCACATCGCGGAGCATTTCGGTGGTAGTCATTTCGACGGCCTGATCGTAACCACGGTCGGTGATCGCCTCGGCAGACGTAGCCTTGCGCCACTTTTTGAGGGTGATCTCCGCATAGTTCACAGGCTCAACCTTGTAATGGGAGAGCGGAATAGTTTCCCCCTCTCCAACGATGCCGCTTTCGAGCGTACCGGTTGCCTTATAGGCTTTCAGCACAGTGCCAGCCTGTTTCGGGATCTTTCTGGTCACGCCGAGCGCCTCGACGAGCTTCTTGATGGAATAGCCAAACTGGTCGACAAACTCCATTTCGCGCTCACGCGCGAGATCATTTTTCTTGATGAGATTAGTTGCAGCCATATATAGTCTCCTTTACTGTTCGTTTTGCAGGAGCTTGAGACGAGCTTCTCTGCGTGCCTCTCTATCCGGCAGCGCCGCAATTTCCGCTCTGCTCATCGTCTCGCCCCCGACATTATTCAGCGGGTTTTTGGTGTCCGCGCCTTTCTGGTCAGTCTTTACAATAAAATCGGCCCATTCTTTCTCGATGGACGATTTCAGCGTATCAGCGCCTTTGATTTTCCCGTCTTCCAGTTCGACCGTGTCCAGGTCAGTAACGCGCATAACCGCGTCGAGGCGTTTGTCGCTGATACCGGCAGCCTTCAAAAGTTCACGATACGCGGATTCCTTCGCGCTTCTAGTTTCCTTTTTCGTCTGCTCTTCCTTGTACTCGTCAAATTCCCTTTTGACTTTGTCGTGCTTGTCCTTCCAGCCGTCATCGCCTTTGGCTTTCAGATCTTCCAGCTCCTTTTGCACGCCGGGGAGCTTTTCGGCGTCCGCCTTGTACTTCGACAGTTCGCCTTTCAGCCCATCGACTGTATCGGAGTGTGCTTCAATGATGGTGTCCATCTGTTCCTCCGTCAGCCCCATGCCCTTCAGCAATTTTCTTGTCAATGCGATAAGTCATTCCTCCTCTTCATATTTCCAGATATAGCCTCCGGCGGTCTTGCTCCAATTTTTCAAATTGTTATTTATCGCCGTTCTGCTAATTCCGGTGATTTTTGACGCAAACACAACGCTTTGATATTCGGCGAGCTTTTCGCCGCAAAGGGTGTATTGGGAAACCCGTTTCGCCTTGCTATAATTGATGTTGTATTTCCGTGTGCACCACTCTAAATTGTTCGCACAATTATTCAACACATCCTGATCTTTGTGGTTAACCTCTGGAAGCATTTCTGGATTTTCTAAAAATGCTTCAGCAACAAGTCGATGAACCGAGTGATGTAAAATTGTTTTGCCATCCGACAACAAAACGAATTGATACAACAAGCCGCCTTTCCCACGTTTTCCGGGTCGCAATATCCTTTCCTTTGTTTGATAAATACCTCTGCCATTATGCTTTTCGCGCGGAAGAGACTTGACGCGCCCGTCGTCGCTTACTTGGTATATTCCCTCATACCCAACGACGTCCTTCCAAATTGCCATTGTTCAGTCTCCTTTTCTTCGGTGCCGGTTCCTCGGCACGACTGTTGTATAAAACCGCAGTGCTTCGCGGTGTTTACCTGTTGCTCCTATAATTTTAAGGCAAAAAAAGTCCGCAACGCCCACAATAGTGGGTGTGCGGAAACTTTTTCTGATATTACGCATTTTCAAGCGCATTTTTAATGATTTCCCTATACTCATCCGCGTGGTCATTCAGTGCAGGCTTCAGAAACGGTTGTGCTTTATTGCCGCGCGTATAATGCCAATTTCCTTTTGCATCCTGATACACCCACGGTGTTTGCCTGCCTCCATCATAATAGATGCCCGTTCCAAGTTCAACGTAAGCGCCATATTCAAGCGGTGTTCCGATGTGAACAGCCTTTTCAGATGGGTACACCTGATGCGTTATGCTGTTGCGGAGCGCACCAGTATCAACCGGGCAGAGCATCGCGGCGTATAATTCGCACTGAATCCCGCATGTTTCAAGTGCGCGGAGCAGAGCTTCTGAAATTTCCTGTCGAACTTCTTCGCTATGATCATCGATTTCGATTTGCAGACTGTCCGCTTCCATTTTTCTTCATCCGCTCCCATTCCTTGTATGTGATATTATCCACGACGACATTTCGACCATTTTCGTCACGGATGCGACGTTTTGCGCGGAACTCTACGCCGTTCACAAGCTGGATCATACGGCAACGGCAATTATAAACCTCTGCAGGCTTTCCGCGCGGGTCACCGGGGAAGCGACAACCATTTGAAAAAACATCATCATAGTCAACCGTCTCTCCGTCGAGATGCGCATGCGAACGGCGCGTTCTTCCGTCAAGCGTGGCGACCCACTGCTTCTTTATTTCGATCCCCATTTTGTGTGCGGCCTCGCACGCATCCTGACGCCCCGCATTCTGCGCACCAGTTACAGCTGTTCTTGCCGTTCTGATCGCAGATTCTCTATCCATTGTATAGATTCTGGATTGGAGATCGTCCGCGATCCCGCCGATGCTCTTCCCTTGCAGGATGGAACTTGTCACGCTGGCCGTGATCTGCCTGCGCCCATACGCAAGATCAATGCCGCGCTTTACGGCCCGTTTTGGTGGGTAGTATGGCATAAGTTCTGGATTCTCGATAAGGAGCCGACGCACCGTGGCTTCATTCCACAAGGTAAAATCCACGTTCGCGCCTGTCTGCTCGATCTGATACGCCGAATAATTCCGGTTCAGCGAATAGATGCCCGGTGTCGCATCGTTGACATACGCAACGGAGATCTCATGTGCTTTCGTAATTCTCTCGGCACATTTATCGCGAAGCGCCGAAAATCGTTTTCCGCGCCCTATTTGTGCCAGCCTCCATTGTGTGTATTCCTGCTGCGTAACCTCTCCAGCCTCAACACGTTTTTTCTCTGCTTCGTCCCGCAGACGGAATTGTTCGAAATATTCCTTGATGGTTTTATCAAGTTCGCGCTGTGCGGCACGGTAAGCAGCTGAAATTTTTTTTTCGAGCTTCTGAAGCTCTTTGTCCGTCATTTTATGCCCGTAGTCCACCGCACGCCTCCATTGCCAATTTCCGCCGAATGGCGATTTTTTATGCCTGTTCTTTCCAACCAGCCGGATATGCTGTGGGTGAATACACGTTCGCGTCAATCAGGCTGATATAGTGCTTCCCATTGAACGTCACCTTGTCGCCCTTTTTGTACGCATCGTGCGCACCAGTAGGCTGTACGAATTCAGGCCATTCATCCAGTGAAACGACCACAAACAGCGCCGGTGTAATGTCCGGTGTCCAGTCTGCCTGTGAGGTATGCGCCTGAACCACGCGATATAGCACATTCTTGTATTGCAGCCGCTCATCGACCGCATAAGCATGACCTGTCACCCACTGGGGAAACAGCTCTACTGCTTGCAGCGCATCTTCATCCGCTAGGCTCACAGACGCTTTTTCAATATAGGGCCGCAGTGCTCTGGCCCTTTCTGTATAGGTCATCATTCCGCCTCCCCAAACATAATTCCTAGTGCCGTCTCAGCGTCTTGCAAACGTTCTTCGGTCGTCAACTCTGGCGTTTCAATTGGCGTTTCCGTCTCTGTGTAGGTGTATGCCGCGCCCTCAATATCAATAGCCTCTGTATATTCCACACCAGTCTCATTCTGTCGAACCATCATTCCGGCATCAGAATAGGTACGATATAACTTCACACCATCTTTACGCTGTACGTAAAATTCTCTTTGAATCATCTTTACACCCCCACGATATAGCTTGCATAGGTTGACCAGTTTGTAGCTGCTTTCCATGTATCCACAAGTGCCGCTGGAACACGGATTTGACAGTCTGCGGCGATTTCTTCGAAAGCAGTGGTGCTTGAAAGGGCCGGTACTGACGTGTGATTGCTGAAATCATAAAAAGCAATACCGCCACAATAGTAGAACGCATAAGTTTTAATGCTTGTTACCCCATTTGGAATTGTAATCGACGCAAGGGATTCGCAATTAGCGAACGCGGAACTTTTAATGGTTGTGACTCCATTTGGAATTGTAATCGATGCAAGGGAGACGCAATCATCGAACGCATAATTTCCAATGTCTGTTACTCCATCAGGAATTGTAATCGATTCAAGGGAATAGCAATAGTAGAACGTCTGACGTCCGATACTTGTTACTCCATCAGGAATTGTAATCGACGCAAGAGACCTACAATTGTAAAACGCAGAACCTCCAATGCTTGTTACCCCATTTGGAATTGTAATCGATGCAAGGGAGCTGCACTCGCTGAACGCACTATCTCCGATACTTGTTACACCATCAGGAATTGTAATTGATGCAAGGGGACAGCAATAGTAGAACGCAGAAATTTCAATGCTTGTTACACCGCTTGGAATTGTAATCGATGCAAGGGAACGGCAATTGCGAAACGCCTGATTGCCAATACCTGTTATACCGTTTCCAAGTTCGATTTTCTGTACACTGTTTTGGTAAACGGAATTACGAGTGTCGGAACCAGATGAATACCGAAGAATTGAACTATACGATTCATCTTCAGAGTCGCTATTCAAGCCCATCGTTCCATCAACCGTCAGCTTGATCACATACTCGCCCGGAGTAGCATAAGCATGATTCGGTGTCCATTTTACAGACGTTATGCTTGTTCCTGTCAGCGTATCTGGCGTGGTTCCATCACCCCAGTCCACTGTAACAGTGCCATTCGGACAAACACCAAGCATCGGAGATGTGCGCCCTTCTTCCAGCCGGATGTAGATTCTTGTCTTACCATCATCCGTGATATACATTGCACCGACATTCATCTTGCGATTCGTGGTCTTGAGGTCAGCCAGCGACCAGTTCCAGCCCTGACAGACAAGTCCATCATGCGAGGGGTAGTCCGGCAGTGCTGTCTTTGTTGCCAGTTCTGCTAATGTCCAAGATGCGACGATCGTGCCGTCGTAATCATAAAACGTGATGTCGCCGGGTGCTCCGGGTGTGGCGCTGCCACCAGTCTGAATGGCCTGAATTGCCGTCACAAAGCCGTCCGGATAGACCAGCGGGTCAGACGTGCCGCCCTTCTCCCGGATAGCTGATGCAACCTTTGTCAGGTCAGTTGTGTTTGTCAAAAGCTCTGCCATCAGAAGCTACCTCCGTTTGCGCTTGCTATGCTCACTGCCACCCATGCACCGGACACAACACGCAGGAATTTTCCATTGTCCGAAGCAGTAACCGCGGGCAGCTCCTTCGCTCCCCATGCGTCCTTGTTGTTCTGGACGTCAGACACCGCCTGATCGATCTCTGCGCCGGTGTGCGCGCTATTGTATTGGTCTGCCATAAAATCACTCCTTCATGCAGAGAAATTCCTTGCCGTCTGCCGTCAGCATGGTCTTTGTCGTGCCAGACGGCACAAAACCATAGTTATCATTCCAGCTTCCGTCCGCCCCCTGTGCGTAGAGGGAGATTCTATATTCTCCGTCACCACTCAGGAGGAAATCATCGTAGACCTCAAAGGTTCGCTCCGTCCCCGCCGGGGTCTGGGAAAAGGACGCAATGAGCGCCCCTTTCCCTCGCCCCCAGTCCTCGCCGGTTTTCGTCGCGCGGCATTCAAAGGCCGTGTAGGCGATGTCCGACGAGAACTTGACGGTGATGGAATCGAAACCGGAGACTGCCGAAATCTTATTCCCCGTGATGGTGAACGTCAGTCCCGGCGCGGCCATTATGCCACGCTCCAAGTCCCGGCGGCGTTCTTGACAAAGACCTTGATGATCTTCGTGCCGTCGCCGGAGGATGCCGTCGCAAGGTCAGCGCCCTTGATGGTGACATCAATCGCTGTGGCCTTCTTGTAGCCACCCTTGCTGCCGGAGGTGTTTGTGGAGCCGCCAGTGGTCGGGATCTGCGTACCGGCGTCGTGGAGGCTGCTGGTGCTCGGCACAACACGCACCGTGTATTCCTCGAAGTCCACGTCGCAGGTGAAGGAGAACGCGCAGGTGTCGAAGCCGGAGACTTTGGAGATCCTGGTCTTGTCGGGGCCAGTGATCGTGACCACCGGAACCGCAGTGTTGACCGTGATAGACGCTGTGACCGCAGCCGTTTCGTTGCCGACGTCATCCCGCACCTTGATATGCACGGTTTTCAGGCCATCGCCTTCCGTCAAGACGATAGACTTGCTGGCCGCGAAGGTTTCCCACGATGCGTCTTCTTCCGTTGCAGCCGCCTTGATGCCCCAGAGCTTCATCTGGTAGCCGGTCTTGGTTTCATCCGTCAGCGTGATCGTTGCGGTGACGGTGTTGCTGGTTGCGTACGTCGCGCCGTTGTTGAGCTTCAATGTCAACCCAGACGGTGCAAGCGTATCAAGAATTAGATTGAAAAAACTTGCCATAGGTTATGCCCCTTTCTTTTCGCTCAGTTCGATGTATAAATATCCGCCCGGGCGGGTATAGATGGGTTCTTCGCCGATGCAGGCATTCTTGATGCCCATCTCACCGACAAACAACTCCTTGAGCTGTTCTTCTCCGACTGTGATCATTCCGTCACCCCCGAATCAGATACAGTGTCTTTGCATCCTTGACGGCCAGCGCGTCATATTCCGCCCGATCGAGGACTGCGATGGTGTTGATCTGCGCGGATGAGACGTTGCCGCCGCCTGATACCGGAACCGTTTTAGCCTGTTCGACTTTTAACCTTACCGGTTCACCTTTCACTTTCAGTCTGATCATTGGTACCCCTCCGTTTTTAGGAGGTCTTCCACATCAACCTCAAGTTTTTCTGAATAGTCCGGTGTGCCATTTTCCATTGTAAATGCGAATTGTACCATGCACGGCGGAGATTTCAGGCCATTCACAATTTTCTTTGGTGTCAGCTGCATTGCATCCTCAAACGGGATGCGAACAACCATCGTTTTTTCGTCCACAATTTTAGGGGTGTACTGAAAAAACTTATTTGCCTGACGGACGTAGAACTCCGGTTTCGAAATCGTTGTGAGATCGACACCATCGACAGTCACGGCCAAATCATTCCTGATCTTGGATTTCATCGTTGCCACCTCCGTCATCAAAGTCTTCTCTGGAAATATCCGCGTTTTCTCTTCGCTGCATGATCTTCTCAACTTCGTCCGGCGTCAACCACGGCAGCTTATTCAGAATGGTTTCATCATCCAAATATGCCGCCGCCATAAGAACCATCTGGGTTTCTTCGAGCTGGTTGACGATCTTCGACCGGACGAAGGACGGCTCATCATCAATTCCGACAATCTCAAAAAGAAGGTGCAGGAAGTCCCGCACACAATATTCAAATTGATCAACCTTGTTGTCCATCGGCTGATATGCCGCGCGAATCTCCGTCGCTGTTTTTTGTCCGCCCTGAAGCGATTTCACATCGAGCATTTGCGCATCGCGGTATAGATCGTCACTTAGGCGATTCAAAAGTGATTCTCGCGCGTCGACCGGAACTGTCAGCGTGTGGGCGTCAACCTTTGCCCCATCTTCATCGACCATCGCAACGCCGAGCTTGCGCATGGAATCCTTAAACTTCGCCATATCGATTTCATCCATGCCGCCAGCATTGGATATCGTCCAATAAATAATAGACGCTTCATCCACGGTGTTTGCAAATCCGGAAGAAATGAGATCATAACAGTCAATTTTCTCCCGCATGCCGACAAACTCAGACTGTTTCGCGCGATTCGCATACATCGGGATGACCGGGAATCCGGGATAGTTCCGGTATTCCATAATCTCCGACCCATCGACCACCGAGGACGCCACAACCGCCACATAGCCGCGCTTCGGCTTGAGCAGTTCCATCTGCTTTCCCTTCCGGCGGATATACTGCGTGAATCCATCGACTTCAAACAGCGTCGCCCGGAGCGGTTTATCATTGGACACCTGCCACCATCGGATTCCCGCGCGTAAAGCGCCGGTTTCCTCGTCGAGCAGCGGAACAAATTCAAGCGCGGTAAACGTTTCAACGTGGTCGAGATTCCAAAAGCCATAGGCCACGCCAGCAACAATCGAATCGTGCCCGATATCCTGAAGTCGATTGTCAAACGTTGGCCCGAGCCGTTCCTTGTGGCTTGCATCTTTCAGCGTTACTCCATTCCCGAGCAAATATTGCGTCTCCTGCGTGGCAAACGCCGAAAAGAAATTGCTGCGGAGCTTATAGTTTGCGGAATAATTGTCCGGTATCGCCTGCCCGGACAGCGTATAAAGGAGCTTCTGATAGTTCATGATTGTCACGTTTCTGTGCTCATCATATTCCCGAGCTGTCAGTGCCGTTTTATACAAGTCCGTTGCTTTGTACGAATCAATCGCAGATATCACAAAATCCATCCGCGCCTGTTCGCCCTTTTCGGCGATCTCTAAAAAATCCTGATATGTTTTCATTTCTCACCTCATAACGCCAAATCTGGAATCCATTCATGCGGCTTAAACGCCCGACGCAGAACCGTCATGGCAAAATAGCGTGTTTCGTCCATCGCGTGGTCGTTCTCTTTGACGGGTTTGTCGTTGTCCTGCTTCTCGTCCCAGCGGTATAGGCCAAACTCTCGGATTGTAGCAGCGCACCGACGGTGGATTTTGATTTTCCCGTTGAGCAGATAATCGGCAACACAGCGGATGCCGTTTGCAACATCGTTGTTCGCTTGCCGCACCTTGAACCCGCCGCGCCGCCGTAGCGCCGTGATAAACGATGCCGCAGACGGGTCAACAATCACCGCAGAAATGGCGCGTGCGCCCGCCAGCGCCGCCACCATATCACAATATTCCTCGTCCGTTTTCTGCTTCTTCAGCTCGCGCCCGTTGTAATAGCTCTCATTCACACGGACGGCACGGCCATTCCCAACACGCCAAAGGCCAGCCGAGAAGGGATTCATGGTGCCGTAGTCGATGGAGATGTACCACTCGCCGCTGTCCGGCTCCTCGTCCGTGATACACTGCTCTCCGAACATAGGATAGATCAAACCCTCCGCAATGCACCGTTCGCCGAGGATGTCCCGGCGATACCAAATACTGCCCGTGTCGTACTGCGCTTCGATCTCCGCCAACCGCTGCGACGTGATTGTCGCATTGTCCCGAATGGTAAAATGCTGGTAGTTGTACCGCGCACCCATGCTCTCCGGGAATTTGTCGATGTAGTGCTCATATATCCAGTGGCCGGGTGCCGATGGGTTCAAATCCCAAAACACCCGCCGAACCCGCGCCGCGAGTTGACGGTTGAATGCTTCCTTGATTGTATCTTCATGGTGAAGGTTGATCTCGGTTGCAATCCACATCCCATAGGAGTTGCCGCGAATCTTCTTGAAGCTGTCCGCTTTCGCGCCGCCCGCGAATATCACTATGTAATCCCGCTTATGTGAGCGGATAACCAGTGCTTCATTTCCCTTATACTTCGTCCACCGGCAGCGGCCACGGAAAAGATACTCCAATCCGTAGCCGTTCGCGTCCCCGATATTCAGTTTCGCGTTTGCCGCTGTGGAGCCTGTCGCAAGGTGGATGCGGTCAGGCGTCCCTTTCTCGATCAAATAGGCAAATGCCGCAATGTTGTCGATGGTCTTACCGGCACGGACAGCGCCCTCCGCTACGGAAATCGTCGCCCGCGTCGCCGCCGCGATATATGCCTTATGCTTCTCGCCGAACGTCGGATGAAGGGTCTGCGTAATCATTTGATGCCCGCCTCCGCCAAATACGCGGCAGTGTCCTCCATATCGACCGATTCCTCCGGGTTGTCCTTCTGGCCTAGATACTGCTTCCCGAGCCAGATTGCCATGTTTGCATTTTTCTCCGCCAGTCTCCACTGGCTTCTTCTGAGCGATATTTTCCCGGCTCCACGCTTTTGTTTGAAAACTTCGTAAAAACCAGCACCATAGGTGCGTTTGCACCATGCCTCAAGCGTTTTATCTGCTACACCGAACCAGCCGCAGATTTCCTCAAGCGTGCATTGCAGGCTGCATAGATTCTCGAACTGCTTTTGATCTATTTCCTTTTTCGGCCTTGCCATATACGCCCTCCTTCCTTCGCTGGCGTTTGATGAATTTCTCCATGTCCCGCTTTAAGTACGGGCTGTCTGTTTTGGCAATGATCGCCTGTGCTTCTTCAATCGTCATTTCCCAAGCCTCGCACGATTGTCCATTCCCGCTCCGACAACTCCCAAATATCCGTGTTGACCTTTTCCGCAGCAGCCTTTTCCGCAGCAGCCTTTTCAGATAGCAAAAAGCCGGAGCCGAACAATCCTTTCCCCGACGCTTTCTGTGCGTCAAGCGCGCGGATAAAATGTGCATCTCTTCCGCTAATTTCAAGGCTTACGCCGTGAGCTGCCATATAACACAGCATTGTTGCTGTCAAAACCTCGTCTGGATATGAGTATTTCGGCAGTTCTCTGTGCAACTTTTTGAGATTCTTTTTGTTCTCGCCATCCAGTATTTCTCTTAAATCAGCGGCAGCAACAATCTTATTGCCCCCCATGTTGGTAACAAACGACGTATTGACAGACGCGCCATTTTCATACACAACTCCGCACCCGCACGCCACATAGTTTGCCGAGCCGCGCATAATTCCGAGAAGCGTAAGCGTTGGAGCAAACAGAAAGAAGTTGATTCTCTTGCTTGTGTACCACTCGCAGATTTCTGAAATAATGGAAAAAGGCGGATTGTCTATCACAACACACCCGAAAGGGTATTTCTCGCTTTTATAATCTCCGCCCGGATAAAACGGGCGCACAATCGCAGCACTGCCAATTTCGTACTTCTCCGCCACCCAATCTCTTACTGCGTCGTAGATGTTATCCGGCGTGTAGCAATCGTCCGTTGTTTTCTTCGCTTCAAACTTTTTCAGAAACTCTTGATATTCTTCATCATCGTCCGAAAGTTCCCCGCGCTCCATGCGTTCTCTAAATTCCTGTTCGCGGTCTTCGTTAGTAAGTTCCGTTTCGTCGGTATCTTGGAAATCCCAGTCAAAGTCGAACGCCGACAGGTCAAGACCGGGCAGCTCATCAGCCAGAAGGTCAAAGTCCCAGTCGCTTTCGTTGCTCTTATTGTCCACCAGCCGGAGGGCGTTCACTTGTTCCGGCGTCAAATCGTCCATACTGACACACGGCACCTCGTCCATGCCGAGCTTTTTTGCAGCCAGCGCGCGGCAGTGACCGATGATAATCACATCGTCGCGGTCTACCACGATCGGCTGCACAAATCCATACTGCCGGATGCTCTCTGCCACATTAGCGATTTGCTTTTTGTCGTGCTTTTTCGCGTTCCCCGGATATGGGGTGAGTTCAGATAATTTCCTGTTTTGTACGTTCATTGTTTCTCCTTCCTCTTCCTTCTCCTTGGAGCTACCCGCCAAACTCCAAATATCCCGCATAAAGCACACCAAATACAAAAAGGAGGTTCCGCAGATTCCGCTGCGTAGCCGGTGAAGGAAGAAACCGTAGGGGGTCGGCAAGCCCCTACGGTTACATTATCGCATATATTCTTCTCAAAATGCCCACAATAGTGGGTTAAAGGAAATTTTGCCGCCCCAAAAGGTAGTCCGTTGACACTTCGAAAAAATCCGCGATCTGCGCGAGGGATGAGGCTGTCGGTTCGCGGTCTCCGCGTTCGTACTGGCTTATGACGTTTTTGGACATCCCGCAGCACTCACTTAGTACCTTTCGTGAGATTCGGCGCCTCTCCCGCAGCCTTTTAAGCCTCACAGGGAATACCGTGTTAATTTGTTGCTGCTCCATCGACTTCCTCCACATCATCATCAAGCGAATCAAGCATTCGTTGTGCTCTTATGTGCAGGCCCTTTGCCTTGATGTAAACCGCGATCCCAAGCGCCGCCCACTCAATCAACACCAAGATATTTAGAATATCGATAATCAAGTTATCTTCCCTCCGCTCTTCAAACATTCCTCGCACGGCAGCGGCCCGTTCTCATCCGAATCCAGAAACCGTTCATAGAGATCGCACCACCACGCGATGCAGAATTCACAGCTATTGCAGTTCTTCATCGCTGTCACCATCCTCTATTCATCGATGATTGCCGCAAAAGGTATCGCCTTGCAAAACGTGTACGGATTCACCTCGTTATCCTGTGCACACAAAAACGCCGCATTGCACGCTACATGCCACAGAGACGGCAGGCCAGATTCCTCATCAATGTGCATCGGATCATTCCAAATCGCCAGCACATGGCGCAGCAGCGCCTCGTGCCACCGTTCCGGGGCAATGTGCTTCCAGTTCTCAGGGTCTGTGTATTTTCTGTCCCCGAAATCCCGTACTCTGGCCACCGCCTCAATGAGTTCCGGCGGCACACTGGAGAGCTTCAGCTTCCCGTTGTCGTCTTTCGTTCCCTCGATCATTCCATAACCGCCTTTCTGACCGCATAGAGCTTGATTTCCAGCTCCGTGATTTTCTCCTTGATCTCCTTGTATTCCTTCTCGTCGACCTCTGCGACAGAGATCACCTTGTGGCATTTCCGGCATTCGTACCGTCTCCGTTGCAGTATGCCGTTCTTTTTGTAAGGCCGGACTTCCAGCGAGTAAAACTTTCCGCCACAATCGCATCTCATTTATCCCACCAGTCCTTTATCAGCTCGTTCCGCTCAAAGAACGGCTGGAAGTACCCGCCGCAGACCTTTTGCAGCACATAGTCGATTCTCGCAATCGCTTCGTCGGATTCCGGCCTACACTGCCAGGCGACGCCGTACTCGGATTCCAGCTGCGTCAAAGTCTCCATCAGCTTCCTGGCCTTTTCCGGCGTGCGGATAAAGCCGCACTCATAGGCCGCCACCAGAAGCAGGTCACACGCCTTCTGCGTCCCAGCGTCCACGCCGGCGTCAAAGTACTGTTGGTTGCTGCTTCTGATCCGCTTTGCCAGCTTTTCCATTCCGTGCCTCCTTCTCGCTCATCTCCTTTACCGCTCCGAACATCAGCAGATACGCCTCTCTCCGCTCGTCTGTATCGATTGGAAGATACGGGGCCGTCAGCTTCCATGCCTCCATGTACGTCATCCCTGTCCCTCCGCACACGGTTCCATCTCCGGGCACTCGCCCATGAACGCGCACGGCGGAGCCATCAGGCCGCGAAATTCCGGGCAATGATCGAGCACAAGCGTCCGCATCCTCTTGATGATCTCCTGTGTTGCCGGGTCTGCCTTGCGGCACAGACGCTTGCTGGCGACCGTCAACAGTTCTTCCGCGTTCATGTACCAGATCATATCCACCGGCGCGTCCTGCCGCGCTGCGTTCCTGTCATAGTCGCTCTGGCGGTCGTTGCGCTGGCTTTTGATGAACGGGACCGAATGGACGTGCCGCGCAAGGTGTGTGCTGACGTAGTACGGCACGTTGTGGAGATAAAACGCGAAGTTCAGCGTCCGGATCGGACTGTGCTTCGCCCGGAGCATCCTGTGCTTCCATTCCATGTCCGGTGGTTTTCCCGAGTGCTTCCCAATCGTGACCAGCGCGCAGCTCTTGGCAAACATCCAATCTTCCTCGCCCGGCCACTTCAAAAGTGTAATTTCAGTGTTCATTGTTCCTCCCCTCGCCTTACGGATCGATCCCCAGCACACCCGGAAGCCCTTTTATGCCCTCATCGCCGACCTCGATCCCAATAGCTTTCGCCCAGCTAATGAGCTTTCCGCCGCACGCATCCTGGTTCGGCTCAATTCCCAGAACTCCGGCACTCATCAGCACATCAGCCCATTCGTCAGCCAGCATCGGCCGCAGCTTTTCTTTTAGGCTTCGTGGGCACTTCATGAGCTGCACTGTCGATGACATATAGTACAACGCACTCGCGAGCTGCTCCAGCACGCCATCTTCTCCGATTTCCTGAAAAATCCGTTCTCCCAGTTCGCTTCTCATTGTTCCTCCTCACCGCTCGGTGTCACCAGCCGTTCCCGGTTCTCGCAAATCAGCTTCTCCGCTTCCCCCAACCGGCCTTTGATCTTCTCAAAATTTTCATTCACCTTCGTTTCCTCCATCCATTTTCGCGCCGCATTTGCCGCAGTAATTGTGCCAGCGGGAGCAGAGAACAGCGCCGCACACCGGACAATGGTCATATGGAACTTTCGCATGTACCATATTTTTGATATAAACGTTAGAACCGTCCGATGCAAATACCCCGCGCGCTTCATGGTATTCTGTAATTGTAACCTCACGAATTTTTGTTATAGGCTTCCCACGCACCACCGGCACAGCGTCTACGACCGGCAGACTGTATAAGTCCTCACGCATCCCCTCGTATCCCCACTCCACTTCGAGGCAATCGATTACTGCATCTAAATCAACTAACCACACGATCTTCACCTCCATCCATCTTCGCCCCGCAGTACTGGCACGTCTTTAACTTATCCATTATCATCATCTCCACCCAAAATTCCGTCCGCACATCGGGCAGTACCGAATGTTTACGATGTCCTGTGTCTCAAAGTCGCCGTTTGGAGCGCACCCAGCTCGGACGCGGAGCATCCCTTGCCGATTCAGCGCCATTTCAATGCCGCTGTATTCTTTGGTTTGATTCATCGTAATCCACGGAACAAAGCTATTGTCTTTTCCACCGCAATAGTCGCATTTAATCATCCTTCTTGCCCTCCATTTCCGCCAGCGCCTTTTCAGCTTCTTCGCGCGTCAGGAATACGGTTTTGTCGAGGCAGGTATCGACGCGAAACGCTCCGTGGGACTTATTGCTTTTCAAGCAGAGGAAGACGCCCTTCCGGTTTACCTGAATACGATTGATGCGGCAATCTGTGATAATGCCGTTATGCACCCAGTAGGCTGCGTGCCCAACCTCGCATGGCAGGACAATCACGCGCCCCTCCTGATCGGCCACAGCCAGCTCCCGCAGGCGCATCAGCGTCATGCCGTCGCCCAGTCTCAAAATTGCGTGCAGATTTGACGCATCCTCCGGGGATAGCTCGCTGTCCTCATGCTGTTTGAGCCGTTCCCATACCTGTTTCTGGCTGCAAGCTGTATCGTATGGGCACTTCACTTCCTTGCACTGCGCAATCTCGCAGAAGTTGCCCTCAAAGGTCAGTCGTTCCATCCTTAGCCCTCCTTATCCTGCGTCGCGCACGCGGAAGAAAACCGTAATGTTCAGTTCGTAGTCGTTCTCAATGATGTGCCGAACACCGTTTTCCCGCCACTGCGAACCGTGATCATAGGATTGCGATACCATACGAGCAACGATCTGGTTCACGATTTCCGTTGCCGTTTCCCTTGATACGCCTTGCTGAAACTTGAAAAAGGTGAATCTATAGCCGAAATCAGTTTGCAGCTTTTCGTAGTAAACATCAATTTCGTCATCAACCTTGAGCCGCAGCGTGGATGGGATGAACTCGTCGCTTGGAATATAAAATTCAATTTTCATGATTGTCCTCCTTCGGCGTCATCGGAATCACCCACGACGGAATGAGCGCCCGATACTGCTCCACCTTCGCTTTCAGCTCGGCAATCTCCTTCTGGTCGCGCTCGATCTGTGTCGCAGCCCGCAGCAGCAGGGGTCCCAGACAGCGCCACTCAAATTCGCCATGTTCGCCATGACACGGATGACAGCATGCGTCACAGTCTCCTCCATTCCCGCAATACAATAGCACCTTAACCATTTCTTCCGGTTTCAAATTCATAGCAAATCCTCCTGCCAAAATTCGTTGAATTTCTTCCCTGTGATAATCGGCCTGCACCATTCACGTTGAAACCTCCTCCACGCGGCGTCCGTTTTTCCTTCTTCATCCCGGAAAAGCATTGCATATGGTACAAATCCGGCCTGCATGGTCTGTGCCAGCCGCAGTTCCGCGTCCTCAAAACTGTCCCCATCATATCCAACAAGAACATAGCAGCACATGGTGTGGCTCTTTGGCCGGAACCCCGCAAGGCGTAGCTTTCGCCCCATCTCAACCAGAGGTTCCAGATCATCCTTTGTGTCGTATGCTGTGTAAAGCCGCTTTGGTTTTACCTCCCGCAGCAAATCCGCCTGCCATTGTTGAAGCAAGGACGGTTCCAGTCCTCCGGTGAAGATCGCCGGATGCTCCTGCCTCTTGAGCATTTCGCAGACCGCCCGGAAATGGTGTTCAGACGTTCCGAGAATGTTGTCGTCAAGGATATTCCAGCCATCCACGATCGGCAGCTCCCGAATCACGCCATGTGCGCAGCGCGGAACCGAGCAGAACCAACATTCCTTCGTACAGCCGCGCGACGTGAAGATATAGCCGTCTCGGAGATACATTCCCGGCGTGAAATCACCCATGCGGTCATCAAATGCCGGGCCGCCTACTTCAACTGGCACGCCGATGATTTGCCACGCATAGTAGAGATCTTCTGCACGTGGAATGTCCCATGTGAAGGTTGTAGAGATGTGCACAGCTTCCACGTCAGCCTTGATGCAGTCTGCGATATTTTCAATCGTCGGTGCACCAAAGAACGTCAGCGAATCCGTAGGAGACGCAGCCGTCTTTCTTGGGAATACCCGCGCAATCCGATTCATTTCAGCAACCCCATTCTTTTCAATCTCGCTACACTACGTGACCGCTTTTCCGCGTCCGCAGTGTAGGCGTCGCGGCTCCGTTCGACTTCTCTCGCCCGATATTCCGCCTGTTTCGCTTCCTCATATTCCAGATACAGCTCGCACTTGGCGTGGCATCCCACTGCCCGAGTCGGACAGTCCCTCTCACACGGCGGCTTCATGGCAATTCCTCCACATATCCCCAGCTCTGGGGCGGACGGCGAATTGTATTTCCACATTCCACGATGTTAATGCTTCCGTCTGGGTTGTAATCATATCTCTGGAACGAACACGCAATCCTGCGTGACGGGCACGTCCCATCATCATTTTTATACCTGCAAGCAGCCGTGAACTCTCCCAGCTCCTTCGGCTCATCGTAGATATTCAGGTTTGAAATGTGCCAGCCGTATAGCGTTTGGCCGTTTCCGTAGTTCCAAAGCGCACCATATTCAAGGCACGTCTGAAAGACATAATCGTCGTCGATGTTGTAAATGCCGTATGGTTCGTTTTCAGGAAGGATCGTGTCGATTCGATCACATACAAATTCACCGATGACCTTGCCATTCCCCCGATATGCTCCGCCGCATTTAGCAGCCTTGAAAACATCCGCTATTTTATCAGGATGGAGAGACCGTTCTCTTTCCTTCAAAATCCAAAGCATATCAGCGCTCTGCGTGCAGTAGATGTAGCACTTGAACGGCGTTTCCATCTTCGGCCGCGTCTTGCGAACCTCGATGGTCTTTTCTCCGGACGCGATTTTCTCGCACCATTTCGGCCGGATGCTGATTAAAACTGCTTTACTCATCCGAGATCACCACCCTCATGTAATTTTCATCGTGATAAAAGCTATGTTTCTCTCTGTAATGCCGCCGGTCATCGTCCCTGAGTAGCCATCCCTTGAGCGCATCCACGGTCATCTTCTCAATCGCCGCATGGTTGTCGATATCCATCCGCGTGTTGTGCCAGAAGGAGATCGTCACAGGCTTTTCAAACAGCCGAACCGGAACGCCCTGTTGTCTCAGGCACAGCCGCACAAGCGCCTCAAGGTCTCTGGCGTCCGCCGCCCGGACGTGGTGGTTCTTTCCCGACCAGTATGCATTAAGGCCGTAACGCTTCGTCCACGCGCTCTTGCGTGCCGGATATGGAACAGTGAACTCAATCGTCATGGCGTTCCCTCGGCAGCTTGATCGTTTTCCCATCGGCCAGATCGTCTGAGCTGAGCCGATAGGATGCAAGCTGCAATCCGCTTCCGGTGTGCTCCACGCCGCAGAAAAATCCGCATATTGTGCCGTCAGGCAAATCAAGCGTGATCTTCATGTTCCACCTCCATCGGCACCCACAGGTGGCAGTTATAACGGGACAGGTCTCCCGGCTTCGGCTTCACCCGGCACTTCTTGCCGCAGGTGCCGCAGCATTTCTCTGAGATCACAGCAAGAGTTTCAACCGCATCCTCCAGCAACAGCTGCTTTTCGTCAACCGCTTGACGTGCCGCGTCGCGCTCCTTTTTGATCTCATCCAGCACATGGTTTAGCCGGAGGATTTCGCGGGCCTGTTCGTCGGCATGGATTTGAAGCTCATAGAGCTTCGAGGGGTTTTCACAGTGCTTGCAGGCGATTGCCCTCGCCAGTTTTTCGAGAAGCATTTTCCGTTCCTTTCCCGCTGCATCTGTGCAGCGTTTCGCGCGGCTAAATAGCCGCAGTTTGTCGTTCTCATGGGTCGTCCTCCATCATCCGTGCAATGGCCTGACGCTCCAAGTCGGTGAGCTTATCGCCGTGCCTTTGAACGCCATACCCCGGTTTTGAGTGATATTTGCTCTCCGGCGCTGCAAGCTCGTCTTCCCAACGCCCCTGATTCAGCCAAGTGGCCGGATTCGGGATAAAGCGCCCATTCTCCGTCGTCCATTGTTCGCTGCTCTTTTGCTGCTCTATGGCCGACAGGAGCGTTTCCACAGGCACTTTGACCTTCGCAAACGCCTTTCTCGCGTCCCCTTTTCCAATTTTCCGAGGGTATGCTTTCCAAAATACGTCAAACTTATCGTCCTTACGTTCCTTCTCAGAAATAGAAACACTTTCTTTTCTATTTCCATTTCCATTTCCTAAAGGTAATACCGTGGTATTACCGTCAGTGTTACCATCCGGTATACCAGAATGAGCATTTTCTTTGTTCCACCGTTTGGCAATGTTCTCTCGCTGACGCTGACAATGCGCGTCCCGTTTTTCGATCTCCTGCTCCATACGGTGGTTGTAGTATTTTCCTTCTTCGTCCTGCCGGAACTTGCTCATAACCTCGTCGGACGGCTTCTTGACCGCCCGTGTGATCTCCTGCATCGTCATGTGCCCCCGTTCCCTTTGGAGACACAGGAGCGTGATATACTGCCCACGCTCCCGCATATCCATCAGGGCACAGCCGGAGAGGAAATCCGACGTGTAGAACAGGACAGCAGGGTCTTTGTTCTTTGCCATACCTCATCACCACGGCAAGGTGGTATCGATGTCCTCGATCTCACTGAAACCGCCTTGCGGGTCGTATTGCGGTTCACCCTGCGTCGTCTTGTCTCTCTTGGCCTCGCCAAAGTAGACGTGATCGGCGAGGATCTCCGCCGAGCGGCGTTTATTGCCCTCCTTGTCCTCCCAGTTGCGGATTTGAAGTCTGCCAGTCACAACGGCCATCTGGCCTTTTGAGAAATACTTCTCGACGAACTCCGCCGTTTTTCCAAACGCGACAACATCAATCCAATCCGTTTCTTTGTTTTGATCCGCGGAATAGTCCCTATCAACGGCGAGCGTTACAGAAGCGACAGAAGTTCCTTTCTGCGTCATTCTTATTTCCGGGTCTTTCCCGCAGCGACCCATAACGACAATTCTATTCAGCATCTTTTTTATACCTCATTTTCATGTGCATCCTTGCGTGTTCACGCATATTTGTTAGCAATAGGTTCTCCGGCCTGTTATCGGCTTTGTTTCCGTTAATGTGGTGGACGTACTCTTCTGTTAAGAGCGGTCGCCCAAGAACGCGCTCCATAACTAGCCGATGCTCCAAAATAAAGCCATGCTTATCTGAGTTTGGATTCTCTGGCACATAAACCAGAATGTAGCCATCGCTGTGCTTTTTCCTCGGATAGCGTCTGCTATCACCAATCGCGTCCCATACTGGCCGCATCTTTTTTCGCGTCTCTTCGCTCATTCTGCGGCCATATACTGGGCAATCAGAACCTTTTCTCCCGATTCCCGGATGCCTGTTGTTCTTCCATGTGTACTTGGCAGCTTCACTTTTGCTTAAAACCATGACGCCTTGCTCTTTCAGAAAGGCCGACATTGCCTTGCGATCTACGCCGAAAAACTCAGCGGTTTTCCTTACGCTATGTGTTGCCTTGTAAAAACTTACGGCTTCTGGGTCAATCATTAAGCTCTCCTTTCCTGTAAATCAATTTCGTCTCATCCCATCCGGGATATTTGCTTCTCAGATAATTCGCCAGCACTTCTTTGAGCGCCGCACGGTCGGCTGACTGGTCAAGCCTGCGGTGGCATGGGTCGCATAGCGTCACGATGTTCTCAGGCCGTCCAAGACCGCCCTGCGCCCGTGAAATGTAATGGCACCACGGATTGCCGGGTCTCCCGCAGAGGACGCAGCGCCCGCCGTCGCGCTCCCACACGGCCTGTTTGACCGCCGCCGGGATGCTAGTGGCCCTCGTCTGCCTGTGCAGCTCTCTCACCCCATTCCAGATTCATCCGCGCCAGCTCGTCCGGCGTCAATGTCTCAATGCCCAAACTCTTTGCATCCTCGACGGCCCGGTCGATGATCCGTCCCATCTGCTTTGCGTTGTATCGGGATGAGCCGTAATAGGCGCGGATCACAAGGTTGTCTCCGTCCTGCTGGTAATCCACTTCCTCAGTCGGCCAGCCAGTCCCGAGCATTGACCACGCCGTCCGGAAGGTCGCCGCTTCGTCGCGGGAAAGATGGAAGTCCTTGAACACGCCGACCTCCTTGATGTACTCGACGTAGAGGTCTTCCTTCGAGCGTCCGAGCTTTCCTGCGATCTGGTCGCAGAGCTGCCAGAAATAGTTGTTGGAATCCAAGCTGCGCTTCTTCCGAAACTCCTTGATCTCTGCGACGTACTTTTTGCCGGGGTTCATGGTTTCGAGGAACATTTGTGCCTTGCGCGGCACATCCGCTTTGATACGGAGCCATGTGCCAGCCGCGTCCATCATCCAGTCAGCCTGCTCGAATGTAAGCTCCGTCAATCGGCATTACTCCTTTCCGTAGGCACCACGCCAGATACTTCAGACGCGGCAGGTATTCGCACTCGATCCATTCCTGGTCATAGGGGATTGGATGATAGCTCAACCTGTCCGGGTCGATCTCCCGGAACCAGTTTTCGTAATCCTCCGCCTCCAAGCGGTATGCCACGATGCGAAGCCGCTTTCCAGTAGCGTACATTTCGACCTGTGCCTGCATCCAGTACGCGCGGGAGACCTTGAACGCGGCGCTTTTGTGGGTCTTGACCTCGGAAATTTCCTCCGCGTCCTCGCCGTCGAGGTTCACCCGGAGCCGTAGACCGTACTTCCGAATCTGCCTGTCCATCCGCTTAATGCCGATGAATTGCAGGATGCGGTGTTCGTATGCCGTGCCCGTCTCCATTTCCAGATTGGTGAAGTGGTCGCGGTTCAGGCCGAGCTTTTGCAGCCAGAACCGGCGAAAGGTCTTTGTGCCCCAGCTCCCCATGATCGTTGCCGTGTCTGACGCGCCAAACCACCCGCTGCGGTCATGGTCGTGAATCATAGCTTTTTGAGCATCTGCTCGAAGGTGTTGACCTGATCGAACATTTTGAGAATGGAATCGAACTGCTTCTTAGTCAGTCCAAGTCCCTTGCAAATGCCCTCCACGGTGTACCCGTCCTGCATCTTCTGCGTCAAAAGCTGCTCCACGCGCTGCTTGATGGCGAAGATGTTGTGGGTGCTCAGGTCATCCACGCCGCTGTCCGTGTCCTTCTCCGCCGTCCAGAGCTTAAACCCAAGACCGGTGTAAATCGCCACACCCTTGACAAAGGCGCGGGCATGGGCGTTGGAAATGCGGAGCTGGTTCAGCGTGTCCGCATAGACCACCAGCGCACCGTTGAGCAGCGGATAGTCCATCGTGTACGTCTTATCGTCGATGTGAATATCGACGGACACGAAATAGCACCCAGTGCTCCGCTTGTTTTTGTCCGCCGTTGCGTAGTGGCAGAACACATAGCTCCCGGCCGCATTGGTGCGCGGCGTGAAGTAGACGCTCTCCGCGCCGTTCTCATGCAGCAGCATCTTGCAGTTGCCCCAAGAGAGATAGGGCACTTCGATCTGTTTGCCGTTTTCGTCCTTTGCCTTCCGCTTGTCGCAGTACGGCATCACGTCGAGCTGCACCAGCTCGTTAAATGATTTCAACATATTGTCCTCCTTAATCGATCACGCGCTTATCGAATCCTAACTGCTCCATGATGAAGTCCATCCCGAGGTTTTCCACCAGAAATGCCATAACTTCGTTGGCTGGATCGTATCTGTCCTTGCGCTCCAGGCATTTGAAGCGCCCGCATGTACCTTCCCAGATTTTCTCGCCGGTATAGACCTCATTCCCGAGCCGATCACAACCACGCGGCTCCGCTTGCTGCAGGTCTTTGGAATAATCAATTTCCGGTAACATTTCTGTCCTCCAATCTGTATTTCGCAAACCTTACCGTCTCGCCGAATCGGTTTTGCTTTGATACGATCTCGCTCGTGATGGGCCAGCCCTCCGCCTTGAGATCCGCTACCCGCGCCGCCAGCCGGAAGCATCCGTACTGGTCAAGCGCTTCAACTGGCGTAATGGAGCCGATGGTCTGAAGATGAAACAGAATCTTATCGCACTGCGTCATCTTTCTTTTCCTCAAATTCGCCGCACATGATGTTCTCCGGGCGATTTTTTGCGATGATCTTGCGTTGAGTTTTATTTGTAATACGGAAGCGCAGACCAGCATAAATGCCAAATTCATCGCCAGCCTTGATGCCATAGCCAGCCTTGATGCCATAGCCAGCCTTGATGCCATTGCCAGCCTCGATGCCACCGCCAGCCTTGATGCCATAGCCAGCCTCGATGCCACCGCCAGCCTCGATGCAGCCTTCGACTTCCA